CTTCCTTTAAAGCTAGACACGCCAAGAACATTGCCAAGGGTAAAATGAGTGCAGCCTACTGGGCTGACAAAGTTAAGTGGTGAGATGCTTTCTTTTGCTCTTGCTGTCAGCTACCACTTGGGTGGTGAACAATATGATCTCAACTGGTTGCACCCTCATGTGCGATACACCACAGAGATACAACAGATAGCAGGTGTGTACTACAACAGCGAATACGATATGTCACTATACGTAGGACAGAAGTTTGCTAATGGTCACCTAGAGCTAGGCTTAGTGTCAGGTTACAACAATACCATCTATCCTTACCTCAGAGTAGTACAAGATGGTTTCTATATAAGCCCAGCTATCTATGGCGATGATGCAGAAGTAGGTCTAGTAGCAGGATACGAGATAGGATTTTAATTAGCTATGCCAGTAAACCGTAAAATGATGAAAGCCATGAAAGAGCAGTATGGCAAGAAGCGTGGTGAAGACATTTACTATGCTGTAGAGCAGAAGCAGCTTAAGGCTAAGAAAGCTAAATCTAAGAAGGCTAAAAAGTAATGGTCGTAAGCTTACAAGGTCGCCCTTCTAGAAGACAAAGCTTCTATGGCGACATAAAAACCACAAGCCCTGTAACTATATATACATGTCCTGCTAACTGTAGGGCCGAGGTAAGATTTATTCACATTGTAAATGCTGGTGGTAATAACAGCATCACTATCACGTGGTACATTGCATCTGATGCCTACGAATCTAACTTTCTTACAGGTAAAAACTTTTCAACGGGCGAGTACTTAACTTTCCAAGAGGTTGACTTAATCTTAGAACCGGGTGATGAAATTAGAGCAACAACAACCGCTGCAGGCCATTTTGATTTGATACTTACTGCAGTGGAAACATTTGTACCTGTAGGCTAAAGCATAACGGGGTTGCAATAATTGTAATACTGTGTTATAACTATACGTGATATAACTACTCCTATGAACATCAAACCATAGGAGTACATCATGTTCACTAAACTTTACAAAGCTATGCAGAGAGCACAAGAACGTAAGGTTGCCTACTGGCAGCTACACAATCTCTCAGATAGAGAACTGCAAGACATGGGTATTTCCCGTGGTCAAATCTACGAAGTCCTAAAGGGCTAACAAGGAAGACACAACATGGCACGTAACCTAACAGAAAATCAGCAGAAGTTTCTCGACGTATTGTTTGACGAAGCTAACGGTGACGTTGTGACTGCTAAGAGGCTGGCAGGTTACAGTGATACGACAGCTACCACTGTTATCGTTGAAGCTCTTAAAGACGAGATTGCGGAGAGAACCCGTACATACTTCGCAAGAATTGCACCGAAAGCAGCAGTCTCTATGGCTAACGCTCTGTATGATCCTACAGAGTTAGGCATTAAAGAGAAGATGGTAGCAGCAAAAGACTTGCTTGATCGTGCTGGGCTTGGTAAAGTAGATAAGGTTGATGTCACCTCCTCCAGTGGCGGAATCTTCTACTTACCACCCAAAGAAGGTACGAATGAGTAGTTACGACTTTGACAGGGATTTAGATTTCTGGCAGCTACCAAAGCCACTTAAAGGTAAAGAAAGAGAGTGGCACGTAATAGCTAGGTCTACACAGAAAATCCCTTTTGGTTATAGAGAACACCCCGACAACTTTCATCTGTTTGAACCTGTAGTAAAAGAGCTTGAAGCATTAGAACTTGCAAAGAGGCATCTTAAACAGTATAGTTACAAAGCTGTAGCTGCGTGGCTTACTAAAGAAACAGGCAGGAGTATAACTCCTGATGGACTGAGAAAGAGGATTGAAGTTGAGCGAAGACGTAAAAGAGCATCTGCAATTAAGCGCAAGCTTGCCGCAAGGCTCCAAGAAACGCTTGACGAAATCGAGAAGCTCGAAAAGGGCAGGGTCGGGGCGTACTCAGTCAGAGAGCAAGAGTGAAACAGTCGCCACCCCTCAGACTGTTCCTGCACAAGTTGCTGCTCCTGAGTTTGATGTCGAGGCGGCACAGGACATTGTGTTCAAGCCAAACCCCGGCCCTCAGACGCACTTCTTAAGTTCATCTGAACGAGAGGTGCTTTATGGTGGTGCTGCAGGCGGTGGTAAGTCTTACGCTATGTTGGCTGACCCGCTTCATGGTTTGAATGATCCTAACTTTAGTGGTCTGCTTGTACGACACACTACAGAGGAACTAAGGGAGCTTATTCAGAAGTCTCAGGAGCTATACCCTAAAGCTGTACCGGGTATCAAGTGGTCTGAACGTAAGAGCCAATGGATTAGCCCTAAGGGCGGCAGGCTCTGGATGTCTTACCTAGACAAAGACATGGACGTTACACGATACCAAGGTCAGGCGTTTAACTGGATTGGTTTTGACGAACTTACTCAGTGGCCTACCCCTTATGCTTGGGATTATATGCGTTCACGTTTGCGTAGCGCACAGTCTCAAAGCTTAGGGCTTTACATGAGAGCAACCACGAACCCCGGAGGAGCAGGACATGCTTGGGTTAAGAAAATGTTCATTGACCCCGCACCTGCAGGCAAAGCTTTCTGGGCTACTAACATCGAAACAGGTGAAACAATTACGTTCCCTAAGGGACACAGCAGAGAGGGTGAGCCTCTTTTCAAGCGGAGATTTATCCCAGCTAGTCTCTTTGATAATCCGTATCTAGCTGACACAGGTGACTACGAAGCAATGCTTCTGTCACTGCCAGAGCATCAGAGGAAGCAACTCCTTGAGGGCAACTGGGATATCAACGAAGGTGCAGCCTTCCCTGAGTTTGATAGGAAGCAGCACGTTATTAAACGTTTCGACATACCTAAGTCGTGGACTAAGTTCAGAGCATGTGACTACGGCTACGGTTCTTACACTGGCGTCTTGTGGTTTTCTGTAGCTCCAGATGAACAGCTTATAGTTTATCGTGAGATGTATGTCTCTAAAGTTACAGCTTCTGACTTGGCTGATCTTATATTGCAGGCAGAACACGAAGATGGTACAATAAGGTACGGTGTGCTTGACTCCTCTCTATGGCACAACCGGGGCGACACGGGGCCAAGCTTGGCTGAGCAGATGAATATGAAAGGGTGCCGCTGGCGTCCTTCTGACAGATCACGTGGCTCTCGTGTCGCAGGTAAAAACGAAATACACCGCAGGCTACAGGTAGACGAGTTTACTGAAAAGCCACGGCTCGTATTTATGGATCACTGTACACATACTATTGCACAGATACCTACTATCCCTCTAGACAAACGAAACCCTGAGGATGTAGATACAAATGCAGAAGATCACCTGTATGACGCCTTAAGATATGGCATCATGACTCGTCCTCGCAGCAGCCTATGGGACTATAATCCTGCTACTCAACGCACTGGTTTTCAAGCTAGTGACACAACATTCGGGTACTAAATATGGCAAACAATGAAGAAATGTTTGAGACAGACGCAGTAGTAGCTGCTGAAAACAGTGAGGATAGCATCTTCGACTCTAAGAGTGATCTTGTCTCGTTTGTAGAGGATCGCTTTAGTAGAGCAGAAGATGCTAGACTTGCAGATGAAGAACGCTGGCTAAGAGCCTATAGAAACTATAGAGGTTTATATGGGCCGGATGTTAAGTTCACGGATGCGGAAAAGTCGAGGGTTTTTGTTAAAGTCACAAAGACGAAGACGCTGGCTGCGTATGGTCAAATCGTTGATGTTCTTCTTGGCAACAATAAGTTCCCTCTATCAGTAGACCCTTCTGTTCTTCCTGATGGTGTAGCTGAGTCTGTACACATTAACATTGATCCTAACGCTGATAAGGGTGGCGTTAGAGAGCTTACTAAGTCTGAGCCTGCAAAGCCATACTTGATTGACCCGACTAAAAAGCTTGCTCCCGGCGAAACTCTGTATGACCTGCGTAAGCGAATGGGTCCGCTTGAAGCTAAGCTTGGGCCTGTATCTGAAAAGATTGTAGAGGGTGACGGTACTGGACCTACCACTGTTACGTTCCATCCTGCTATGGTTGCAGCTAAAAAGATGGAAAAGAAAATCCACGACCAACTTGTAGAGTCTGGTGCTTCTATCCACCTTCGTAGCATGGCATTTGAAATGGCTCTTCTTGGCACAGGCGTCATGAAGGGTCCGTTTGCTGTCGATAAAGAGTATCCTGATTGGGATGACGAAGGTGAGTATAACCCACTGATTAAGACTGTACCCGAATGCGGTCATGTCAGTGTGTGGAACTTCTACCCTGATCCTGAAGCTAAAGCTATGACTGAGGCTGAATACACAGTTGAGCGTCACAAGATGTCACGCACACAACTGCGTAACCTTAAGACCCGTCCTTACTTTATGGAAGACGGAATCCAGAACGCTATTGATAAAGCTCCCAACTATGTTGCTAAGTATTGGGAGCAGATCATGGAAGACAACGAAACTCAGCCTAACTCTGAAAGATGGGAAGTGCTGGAGTTCTGGGGTTATGTTGGAACAGATGTTCTAACAGACCACGGCATTGAGCTTCCTAAAGAGTTGTCTGAACTAGACGAAGTAAACTGCAACGTCTGGGTATGTAACAGTGAAGTGCTGCGCTTTGTGCTTAACCCGTTCAAGCCTACTCGCATTCCCTACTATGCTGTTCCTTATGAGCATAACCCCTACAGCTTCTTTGGTGTAGGCATTGCAGAAAACATGGATGACACGCAGACGCTGATGAACGGCTTTATGCGTATGGCGATTGATAATGCTGCTCTTTCGGGCAACCTTATCATTGAGGTAGACGAGACTAACCTCGTCCCCGGACAAGACCTCTCTGTGTACCCCGGCAAAGTGTTCCGGCGTCAGGGCGGGGCACCGGGTCAAGCTATCTTCGGCACAAAGTTCCCCAACGTTGCTGGAGAAAACATTCAACTGTTTGATAAAGCAAGGGTACTTGCGGATGAAAGCACGGGTTTCCCAAGTTTTGCTCATGGTCAAACAGGCGTATCTGGAGTGGGTAGGACTGCCTCTGGCATTAGTATGCTTATGTCTGCTGCTAATGGAAGTATTCGCAATGTTATCAAGAATGTAGACGACTACCTTATCCGTCCTATGGGTAAAGCTTTCTTCTCGTTTAACATGCAGTTTGACTTTGATCCTAGCATCCGTGGCGACCTTGAGATTAACGCATCTGGTACTGAAAGCTTGATGGCTAATGAAGTTCGTAGCCAGCGTCTTATGCAGTTCCTTCAGGTTGCACAGAATCCTGTGCTTGCACCCTTTGCTAAAATGGATTATATTATCCGTGAGATTGCTAAGAGCATGGACCTCGACCCTGATAAGGTCACTAACTCTATGCAGGACGCAGCTATCCAAGCAGAGCTTCTTAAGGGCTTCCAAGCGCAGCCTGCACCTGCTGCAGCACCGGGAGTTGCTGGCCCTGAAGGCCAAGGCCCACAAGGTGTAGCAGATACGTCTGGCGGTGGTGGCTCACAGATTGGTATAGGCACTGCGCCTACTCCGGGTGAACAAGGATTTACTGGTAATGTCGCTTAAGACAATCGTAAACGACAAAGAAGTATATGATGCCTTTTTGGAGGTGCTAGACGAGTACATTGCATTAGAGCATTCTCGTCTAGTAGCTGCCGACAATGTAGTAGAATTGCATCGTGCACAAGGGGCTGTTAACGCCTACAAGAAACTAAAGCACTTACGGGAGAAGGTTAATGGCCCTAGAAGATCAGACTGAGGCTGTGTTTAAGACAGGCCGTGTAGACCCTGTGTCTGGCAATGATGTACCTACTGGGGCTACGCCTGAGGAAGTACGTGATGACATCCCTGCTCAGCTAAGCGAGGGTGAGTACGTTGTACCTGCAGACGTAGTGCGTTACTACGGCGTTAAGTTCTTTGAAGACCTGCGCTCAGAAGCTAAGATGGGCTGGACTGACATGGAACGTAAAGGCCGTGTAGGTGGCGAGCCTACGGGCATGGAAATCATTGAACCTGAGGATGGTCTTCCGTTTGATATCTCTGAGTTGGAAACTGCTGACGCCCAGCCTGCAGGCTTTGCAGAGGGCGGCGATGTTACGTTCCCTTCCTTTGAAGAGCTTACCAACCAAGACGTATATACGTATGTAGAGTACGCTAACAACGAAGGACGCACACTACTAGTGCCTTTCTTTAGAGGCCAGCCTATGTCTGTAATTCCTGAGGGCTATACTCCTGCAGGGCAACAGGTTGAAAAGGCTACCCAAACAGATAGAGCAGAGGGTCAAGCAAGCCCCTCACAACGGCAGGTTCAAGCCGCACAGCCTAAAGCTATTGACTATGCTTCTCTCTCCGTAGACCAGCTTTCCAAGATGGTAGAAGACCAAACTAAGTTTGGAACAGACGATGTTGTATCTATTGGCGTTGGACTTATTAATCCCATCTTCGGGCTTATCATTAAGGGTGCCATGATGGCACAAGCTAAACAAGTAGAGCGTGAGCTTGAAAGACGCTTAGAGGATCAGAGCTTAACTCAAGAAGATAGAGCCGCCTTGACTAGCCTGCTTGATGTAGCACAGCAAGACAGGCCCGGATTGTTCAGCCGCCTGTTAACAGCCTTCAAAGGCGAAGACAAAGAAGATATCGTTAGTGCAGAGCCTAGCGCAGTAAACGCAGCAGTTGAAGAAGCTATGGCTTCCTATACTCCAGCTACTACTAGTGTAAAGTCTGAACCGCCTACGGCAACGTCTATCCCTACGTATGACATTAAGACTACAACTCTTGTACCGGGAACTAGTAAAACTCTAGATGAAATTCTAGCACAACCTAAGACTACACCTGCTGCAACTACAGCACCTAAGCCTGCTGCAACTGGCCCCGTTCATAGCGAGGCTTTCATGCAGGAAGCAAACGATGCTGCTGCTACAGCTAGACAGCTAAGAG